CTAAAACTAACACTGGACAACGGTCAAACTTTGATTGTTACACCAGACCATAAAATTCCAATTATGGGTAAAGGTAATATTCAAGCAAAAGATATTGAAATAAACAAAGATAGCTTGACCAGCTTTGGAACTAGATATGAATCAATAAATGAAAACCGCAATAGTGATGATCCGCAATATCACCAACTATTCAATCATGCTTCAAAAAAATGGGAATTTACCCATCGTATGGTTGCAAATTACTTTAAGTTAATCAATTTGCACAATGAGTTAGTATATGACCGACGTTTTGTTGATGAACGTAAATCAGTTATTCATCATATAGATTACAACAAATATAATAATTCTCCAGAAAATTTAGCATTCATGAACGGCGCAGATCATTTTAAATTGCACGCAAACAAGTATTCTGAATATTGGAATTCGTTAACTGTTGAGCAACAGTTTGAACACAAACAAAATAATGCCAAAGCTGTCAGAGCAGCATATGCAAATAATTCAGAACTTGGTGTGAAACTATCAAATAGTATCAAACTGGCACACAAAAACAACCCATCGATACGAGAAAAGATGTCGAAAGCAGCGGTTGTTCACTGGCAGCGTTTGAAAACATCGTCAACTTATGCAGAATTTATCAAAAAGAAATCTGAATATAGAACTCAATATTTGAAATTACATCCGGAAGGAAAGTTTCAAAATCAGGCAAATTCATTTGATGAATTTATGTTATCAAAATGTATAGAGATGGTCTCATACGTTGGATCTAATATAGAGGCAGTATGTATGGCATTGTCAGATGATAAAGAGTTTATGGAACATTATAAATTACTGAACATGCCTAGAGAAGGAATGCTCAATAAAATTAATTGTGATAAATTTTCAAAAGATACCATAACCAAATTAGTCAAATCGTTTGGTTATAAATCATGGTCAGCTTTTACAAAATCATTTGGCTATAACATTCAAAAAAAATCTCTAAAAATAGCGTTTAATCAACGACACATATCTATTTTGTCTGACATGGTTAAACAAGATAAAAATCTTACAAAATCAAAATTACCAGATGTATTGAATGCTAATAAGGAATTTTTTGATTTATTGATAGATGAAAATAAGCATAAACGTGGTAATGCAAAAATTACAAAAATAACAAGTAGTACCGTAAATACCATGCTGACTTCATTTGGATATAAAGGATGGACAGATTTCAAAAATAAAGCATCGCAGTATAATCATAAAGTTGTTGCTATAGAATGGTTAGATGAAACTATGGACACAGGAACTATCACCGTCGATGGCAATGAAATTTATCATGATTTTCATAATTTTGCCACGCAATCTGGCGTGTTCGTATGCAATAGTATACTTGATGCTGCCTACAGCCCTATAGCAATTAACGAAGATTTCTTTCTGGCTACCAACAGCGAAGGCAAAGGTACTAAGATCGAAACATTGCCCGGCGGTGAAAATCTTGGACAGATCGACGATTTAAAGTATTTCAATAACAAAATGATCCGAGGACTGGGAATTCCCAGCAGCTATCTACCAACTGGCCCGGAAGATGGCACAACTGCATACGTAGACGGTAAAGTTGGTACAGCATATGTGCAAGAGTTTCGATTTGCTAAAGTTTGCCAACGATTACAAAATCTTATGGCACCTGCATTTGATAAAGAATTTAAATTGTTTGTTAAATCTCGTGGCATAGAAATAGAAAGCGACACATTTGAATTGCAAATGTGGGAACCGCAGAGTTTTGGTCAGTATCGTCAAATGGCACTAGACTCGGAACAAATTACTGTATTTTCAAGTCTTATACAAACAGAAGCTGCCAAATATATAAGCAAAAGATTTGCGTTAAAACGATATTTAAACTGGACTGACGAAGACATCCTTGAAAACGAAAAGCTATGGAAAGAAGAAAACGCTAAAAAAGTAAAAGATAAAATTGGCGTTCAAATTGGTAGTGAAGATATGCCAGGGCTACAAAATATAGGGGTTCGACCTACACCAGAACCATCAACGGATGAGCTTGCAACCGAATTTGCCGGACAACCCATTCCTCCACCGGAACAAACAGGACCTGCAGGACCTGCGGTATCTGCAGCTGGAGAACAAACAGCATCGGGCGCCCTCGGACCGCCACCGGGCTAATAAATATTGTGCAAGGACACTTTTATGAACGCTAATGAACTCGACCCATCTTATAGAAATAACGACAACGATATGGTTATGCAGCGCCAGCCGCAAGATTCGCGCAAGCCTACCATTACGCTTACAAACTTAAACAAGTTAAAGAAAATGCGTGCAGCTAAAGATCTTGAAGAGCTAATGCGAGGTGATTTCCTAGAAATTATCTACGGCGGCCCCGACGAAGCTGCAGGCCAAGGAGGCATAGGGTTCTAATGCCATACAATTTATTAAATTACGATGGTAGTTTTTTGGTAAGTGTGCCAAACAGTACTATCAATACTACAACAACTAGTATCGGACTAATTGGACAAAATGCAGTAAATTTTGGTCTAACATTAAATGAAAATCTAGTGTATCTGCTGCAAAATTTCAGCAGTAGCACACCACCGGCAAGTCCTATACAAGGACAAATCTGGTATAATTCAGTTACATCCGTCATGAATTACTACGATGGTATGCAGTGGCAAGTGTTATCACCTCCGTTTGATGGCGATGCCGGAACAGCCCAGGTATTGATAACTGCTGCAAATCCGCAGTTTGAAATTATGGTATCTTTTAGTGCAGGACTTATTGTCAGTGCAGTTAGCCATTTTGCAGTATCTCCTGCTAATCTACCAGTGTCTGTTACAATTGGTGATGTGACTTTTCAATTCAAAAGTAGATTTCCCAATGGTATTGCAGCAGGAATTACATTAGCAACCACACCCGGTACAGTTAACGACCCGCATGGATACACATTTGCCGGCACGGCTTCGGCAGCAAATGTTCTAGCAACAGGCCGTACTATTGCGCTAACAGGGTCGGCACAAGGTAATGTATTGTTTGATGGCAGTAACAATGTAGTGTTAACTACTACGTTAATAGATGCCTTGCAAGGTCCTATTATATCAAACGCAAACGTAACTCAAATACCAAATTGGTTTACCAACGTTTACGTGAACAGCAACGGAATAGTTAGCGATGCAACTGCGTTAAATAGTTTAGATGTATATAACGCTCTTGGATATACACCGCCATCGATAATACTATTTAACGGTGATGTAAACGGGAACACCGTTGCAAATGGCTCTGTATGGACTGCAAATGTGTTTATTAATAGACAGTCAAATGTAACTCCGGGATATTACAGTAACATATACGTTGGTCCAAACGGTATAGTTGAAGCTGCTAACAACAATAACGCTGTTCCTCAACAAGGTATTATATTATGGAATAACCCTGGTTTAATTCCAACTGGATGGGCACAATGCAATGGTCAAACAGTCAGTTTACCCGTCGGCGGAACATTAACCACTCCAAACTTAGCACCACTCGGGTCAACCATTTACATCATTAACCTTGGGTTTTAAATAAAATAAACCAAAATTTGGTATTTTTTCCGTTAATTTACAGTGATATAACAAATCGGGTTAAATAAATCCGAGTCTGTCCTAAACTTTTGACAAAGGAGCTATTAAATGAGCAGCAATTCGAAGTTATCAAAAGTTCTTGAATATCTTATCAAGAACGACGAGGAGAAAGCCAAGGAGCTTCTCCACCAAGTATTTATTGAGAAGGCTCGTGCTATCCATGAGGAAATGATGGGGCACGACGATATGGAAGAAGAAGACGAAGTTGGCGGCACCGGCGACCAAGGTAAAGATTTCCGCAACGCAGTAAATGCACGCGGTACCGACGCACACCGCGATGACGTTGATGCACAAATTCGTGCAATGGAAAACGAAATTGACTTTGAAGAAACCATGAACGAAGAAGATACCGACCTTGAAGAATTTAAGGCTACAACTGATGACGAAGACGAGCTAGAATTGTCACTAGACGACGACGGCGACGAAATGGACATGGATGTATCCAGCGACGAGGACGGCAGCGAGCATGACGAACACGAAGCAATCATGGACAAGATGGGCGACCTTGAAACTGCCCTTGCTGAACTAAAAGCTGAGTTCGAAAAACTAGAAGCCGAAGAACATGGCGAAACTGATGATGACGAAGACGATGACGAAGACGAAGACGAAAACGAAGAGTCTTGGGAAATGGACGAAGACTTTGACGACATCGCAGAAAGCCTTGACCTCGAAGTAGTAACCAAAGACATGGAAAAGTCAGTTCCTGCAAAGGACGTTGGCGCTGCACAGAGCGGCATGAGCGACGGTAACAAGGCTCGCAGTCCACTTCCTCCAAGTCAAACAACACGTTTTGGTGCAAAGCCAGTTGACATTGGTGCCGGCCCTGACCACAAAGGTTACGAGCTAGAAGCAGCTCCAAAAAACAACATGGACGCAATGAAAATTGCTGACCCAGATATGAAAGCCGACAATCGTCGTAAGTCATATTCAAATGGTATGTCACGTCAAAACAAAGAAGGTAACAAACCAGACGCAGCTATCAATACAACTGCCAAACAGTTTGGTGCAGACACTGTTGGTAAGATGAGCCCACTAAGCAAAGGCGGCCAAAATCTAAAATAAGATACATGCAATAAAAGGCTAATAGATTTCATCTATTAGCCTTTTTACGCGATTATTACAGCTAAAAGACTATAAATTGCAGTAACTTATTAAATATTTCTAAAGCAGCTTCCACTAACAAGGCAACAATGAATATGACAAATAACATATTAATAGAGCAGTTAAATTATGACACAGCGAGAGCTGAAGTCATAATGGAAGATGATGCCAACCAAGGTGGCGCTAAAAAAGTTTTTATGAAAGGCATCTTTATACAAGGTGACTTACGTAATCACAACGGTCGGGTATATCCGATTAATGAGATACGTAAGGCAGTTGAAAATATAAGAGAAGCCATAAAAAACGACGCCGGCGTACTCGGTGAATGCGATCATCCTCAAGAATTACAAATACATCTAGATCGGGTTAGCCACAAGATCACCGATATGTGGATGGATGGAGCCAACGGATACGGCAAATTACAAATTCTGCCAACACCTTGCGGTAACATTGTACGTACGTTGTTAGATTGCGGGGTAAAGCTGGGTGTCAGCTCTCGTGGTTCTGGAAACGTAGATGACAACGGTCGCGTGTCTGATTTTGACATGTTGACTGTAGATATTGTGGCAAAGCCGAGCGCGCCGAATGCTTACCCCACACCTATGTATGAGGCAATCATGAACCGCAAGCACGGCTACAAAATTCATGAACTGGCCGAAAGTATGAAGCACGATTCAGTTGCTCAAAAACATCTGAAGAAAATTCTACTCGGCTGGGTAGATGAATTGAAACTTAGTTAAGGAGTAGTGGCCTATGGAAAAGGAAATAAAAGATCTCCTGGAAAATGAGGTGCTTGGCGAAGACGTCAAGACCGCTCTCCAAGAGGCCTTTAACAACAAGGTTAAAGCCGCGGAGCAAAAACTCCAGGAAGACTATGCCGTTCGTTATTCTAACGATAGGGCAAAGCTTGTTGAAGCCATGGACATGATGCTAGACGATACAATTCGTGCCGAACTCAGTGAATTTGCAGAAGATCGTTCTGCAATGATCAGACAGCGTGCGAAGTTGAGCCAGGCAACAGTTGAAGCCAAGAACATGTATAAGACAAAAATGGTTGAGCATGCAAAAATGCTTAATTCATTTATGGTTAAACAGCTCAAAGCAGAGATAGCCGAATTCGTAGATGACCGTAAAACACTCATCGCACAGCGTCGTGAAATGGCTAATGAACTGCAGACTGTAAAAGAAAGCAGCAAGCGTGAGCTCACAACTCGCGTCAACAAGTTAGAAGGATTCGTTCTCAAACAGCTCAGCGAAGAAATTGCCGAGTTCCATGCTGATAAAAAGGCATTAGTAGAGCAACGTGTTAAGCTGGCACAAGAAGGCAAAAAGAAACTTTCCGAAGCACAGAGCAAATTCATTAATCGCGCAGTTGTAGCAGTTGACAAAACACTAAACGAAGTAATTAAGAGCGAGCTGGTACAATGGAGAGACGACATTAAAGTTGCTCGTCAGAACAACTTTGGACGTCGTATTTTTGAAGCAGTGGCAGCTGAATATATGGCCAGCTATCTTTCAGAAGGTAGCGAAGTCAAGAAGCTTAGCCGTCAGCTTCAAGAAAAACAAACTGCACTAGCCGAAGCACAGGCCCGAATCAACGAGCAAACTAAACTGGTTGAGTCGGCCAATTCAAAGGTACGTGCTGCCCACGATCGCATACTTAGAGAAGAAACGCTTAAAGAGCTTCTTTCTCCGCTAGCACGCGATAAGAAGGCTGTAATGGAAGATATGCTGAGAGACGTCAAGACTCAGAGCTTGAAGGAATCGTTCTTACGCTATCTACCAGCAGTGGTAAACGGAGCACAAGGTTCACAAACAAAGGTTAACCTTGCCGAAACCGCCCGACCAAAGTCTGTAGCCGTTACTGGAGACAGAGCCAACAACAAACTAGCCCAAGCAGTGATTGAAGAAGCCCAGGACGATAATGGCCTTGGACAACTACTTCACCTTGCCGGTATTAAGCATTAAGGAGCTATTTAAAATGAGTAAGAACCTCTTCGAAACACACTGGTCGGCAACAAAAACCGCCCTCTGCGAAGGTCTAACCGGCAATCGCAAGAAGGTCATGGAAGTCGTCCTAGAAAACACACGTAAGGATTTGCAGGCAAAGTCTGGAATACTTTTTGAAAGTGCAACACCAGGTGCAACCAGCGCCGGTAACGTTGCTACCCTAAACAAGGTTATTCTTCCAGTAATCCGTCGTGTTATGCCAACAGTTATCGCTAACGAAATCATCGGCGTGCAGCCAATGAGCGGTCCAGTTGGACAAATCCACACACTTCGCGTTCGTTATGCTGACACCTTTGGTACACCAACTCCAGTGGTTGCAGGTAGCGAAGCCCTCAGCCCATTCGATATCGCACGTTTCTATTCTGGCAACGGCAACAGCACATATCCAGCTGCTGCTCCAGTAAGCGTGCTCGAAGGAACTGCTGGTAAGCGCTTGAACATCCAGATCCTCAAAGAAACCGTTGAAGCCAAGACACGTAAGCTGTCGGCTCGTTGGACCTTTGAAGCTGCACAGGATGCACAGGCACAGCAGGGTATCGACATTGAAGCAGAAATCATGGCTGCACTAGCCCAGGAAATAACCGCTGAAATTGACCAGGAAATCCTCGTCAGCCTGCGTACACTTGCTGGTACAACACTGACATATGACCAGGGTGCCGTTTCCGGTACTGCTACATACGTCGGCGACGAGCATGCTGCTCTTGCAGTGCTCATCAACCGTGGTGCAAACTTGATTGCTGCTCGTACACGCCGTGGTGCTGGTAACTGGGTTGTGGTTTCCCCAACCGCTCTTACCATCCTGCAGAGTGCTACAACATCAGCTTTTGCACGTACCACAGAAGGTACCTTCGAAGCCCCAACCAACACCAAGTTTGTTGGAA